GCGGGAGCTAGTGGATTATGTTTACATTTAGATGAGATGATTGAGATGTGGGATGGTACATTTAAGAAAGCGGGAGATTTAGTAGAAGAGGATGTTGTAAAAGCATACTTCCCTCCACACTTCCAACAAGTAGATGATTTTAACTTCTATGATTGGGAGTATTATACACCAGGAGGAATATTAGTTCCTGCTTATGTAAAAGATGTTGCATATACATTTGTGGATAGATGGAATATAATACGAACTGATAAAGGTGATGTTAGAGGAAATGGTGAACATCCTATGATGGTGTGGGATTTAAACGAAGAAGTTTATAAATTCAAACCATTGGGATTACTTCAGCCAGGAGACCGTTTAATAAAAGTATTAGGTGAGAATCAAATAGAAGAAGTAGAGATAATTGCTAATGAGGTTCAATCATCTACATTAGAGGTTGTATCGATAGATGTTGAAGATGTGGATACATACATAGTAAATGGATTCGTTACTCACAATAAGGGTGCAAATTCGTTAGCGGGGTATTCTATATCAACTAACCCAACTATATCAATCGCAAGTGTAACTATCGGAGGAAATGCATACAAACAATTAACATTAAGTACTAACTCAGCTGTAGTATCTCCTGGTTCGACAGCGATTACTGCAAACTTCTCTTATGATATACAAATAGCATCCGATAGTGGATTTGCATCTATATTGGCAACTTTTACTGCATATAGTTCTAATACCTTAAATTATAAGACTGGTTCTACAATTTTTGCGAGAGCTAAAACAAACTTCGCAGGATTACAAAGTGGGTTCGGTTCAACTGCGAGTGGATAATAAAATAATATAATATGTTTAAGATAACAAAGCAATTGGTAGTAGATGGAAAGGTGTTAGAGAGAATCTATGTTTCCAAAGACTATACGTTTGAAGGAGTAGAATCCTTTGAAACGGAGGGAGACGCTGTTGAAAAGAAGGAAGAATTAGAAAGTTTGGATAATTTTGGAGCTAAATATAAGGTTACGAAAATATCGTAATATTTATAGATATATACCATAATTAAAAACAAACTAAAAAATGGAAAACAAAAAGTTATCTCAAGATGAACTAAACGAAATAGTTCAGTTACGAAATGAATTTGCAAACATCTTTGCAACTATTGGTTCTATTCAATCGAGAATAAAAGAATTGGAAGAAGAAAACGAACCAAACTACATCTCCCTTAAAGAAATTCAAAAAAAAGAGGAAGTATTATTCGAAAAATTAAAGAATAATTACGGAGAAGGGAATATAGATTTGGTTACAGGAGAATTTAAACCAATTCAATAATATTTTGGAAGTTTCTTTTGATATTTATATGGAGGAAATCTAAAAATTTTTAAATAAAGATAACATGGCAGAAAAAATTGTATCACCTGGGGTATTTACAAGAGAGAACGACCTTTCTTTCTTACCACAAGGTATATCGCAAATAGGAGCAGCGATAGTTGGACCAACTGAAAAAGGACCAGCTTTCATTCCTACTTTAATAACAACACAGGCTGAGTATGAAAGCATTTTCGGTACTCCAAAAGATTACTACACAGGATATGCAGTTCAGAACTACTTAAGAGATGCAGGTGCGGTAACTGTTGTAAGAGTTGGTGGAGTAGGTGGTTACACAATGAAAGGAGCAAAAATGCTTGTAGGAGATGATACTAATGTATCTGCTGACCCTCAGGCTAAGCAGATAATTGCAGTATTAGCACATAGTTCATCTGCACAATCCGCATCATTTACGATTGCAAACGATGCAACTAATGTTGGATATTTTGCAGTTACTGGTGCAAATGCTCAGTATAGAATGAGTATAGAAAAAAGTGCAGCAGATTCAATTGATGATGTATTAGGTGTAAACCCTACATTTAATAGAGAAGCTTATGCTTACACTTATTTTAACCGTACGAAAACTTTCTTATCAGGCTCTTCTTTATCTGATATTGTATATGCATCTCCTTCTAAGGATTTAGTAAACCAAAACTTTACTGCAGATGCTTCATTTGCTTCTACTCCGTTTGTTCAATCTCAATTATATAATGGAACAACTAGATATAACTTATTTAGAATTCATACTATATCGGATGGTAACACAGAGAACACACGATTCAAAGTTCAAATTTCTAATATCAAATCTTCAAATGGTTCAGATTACGGAACATTTAGTTTAGTATTAAGAGCATTTGATGATACAGATAAGAGAAAATCAATATTAGAACAATATAATAATTTAACATTAGACCCATCTTCTCCTAACTTTATTGGAAGAAGAATTGGTGATAGAGATGTAACAATTGATGCGGTAGGTAAAATTACTGAAACAGGAGATTATCAAAATAGAAGTAAGTTTATTAGAGTTGAGGTATCAACTACTACATATCCTGTAACTGCTATTCCTTATGGGCATGAAGCATATACGTTACCTTTAACTTGTATTGCAACAGACTCAACTGATTTAAGTGCAAATTTTCCAATTGTAACTTATACATCCGCTTCATTCAGTTCATCAATTTTCTCAAGTGGATTTGATTTTGAAACTTCGATAGTAGCTGATAATAATAAAAATTATTTAAATCCATTGCCAGTTGGCGCAGGAGTGGGGGCTAATTATACATTTGGTTTAGATAACCCTAAAGGTGTAACTGCTGGTAGATTTGGATTAGGATTGAGTGCAGCTGAAACAACAGATTCAACTCAAACCGCAATGAGAAACTTCACTTTGGCTTTTCAAGGTGGATGGGATGGAATTGACCCAACTGTAACAATTAATAAGGGAGAAGATATTAGTGCAACGAATACACAAGGATTCAATTGTGCAGCATCAACAACAAGTGGTTCAGTAGCTTATGCTAAAGCATTAAACGCTGTTCAAAACCCTGATGAATATGATATCAACTTATTAATCACTCCCGGTATTATCAGACAATATCATCCTTATGTAACAACTAAGGCAATCGATATTTGTCAAGAAAGAGAAGATGTATTCTACATTGCAGATTTCGCTGGAGCAAGTGCTACTATTTCAGAAGCAGTTGAGCAAGCAGCGGGAGAAGATACTAACTATGTAGCTACTTACTATCCTTGGATTAAAACTATCGATGTAAATACTAATAAATTAGTAGCAGTTCCACCATCAGTATTATTGGCAGGTACATTCGCACAAAACGATAGATTAGGTGCTGAGTGGTTCGCACCAGCTGGTTTGAATAGAGGTGGTATCGCAGGAGCAGTTCAGGTATTGAATAGATTAACTCAATCAGAGAGAGACCAATTATATGAAGGTAAAGTAAACCCAATCGCAACATTCCCTGGACAAGGTATTAGTGCATTTGGACAGAAGACTTTACAAGATAAAGCATCTGCATTAGATAGAATCAACGTAAGAAGATTGTTAATTAACTTAAAGAAGTTTGTTGCATCTACTTCAAGATTCTTAGTGTTCGAACAAAATACGGCACAAACAAGAAGTAAATTCTTAAATACTGTAAACCCTTACTTAGAAGCAGTTCAACAAAGACAAGGACTTTACGCATTTAGAGTGGTTATGGATGAAAGTAATAATACACCAGATGTAATCGACAGAAACATTTTACAAGGTTCTGTGTTTTTACAACCTGCTAAGACAGCTGAATTCATCGTAATTGATTTCAACATCTTACCAACAGGAGCATCATTTAGTGTATAATTTCGATAATTGATATTTATATAAAAGAAATAAAAAATGGCAGAAGTATTAGAATTTAACGAAATGTTTTATACCAATTTCGAACCTAAGATGAAAAATAGATTCATCTTCGAAATAGACGGTATCCCTTCATATTTAGTGAAAGCTGGTAACAGACCTACAATCACTTTTGAACCTGTGGTATTAGACCATATTAACATCAAAAGAAAGTTAAAAGGAAAAGGAGATTGGTCTACGTTAGAAATTACACTTTACGACCCAATTGTTCCTTCTGGAGCACAAGCGGTAATGGAGTGGGTGAGAACATCACATGAATCATTAACAGGTAGAGATGGATACGCAGAGTTCTATAAGAAGGATGTGGATTTCTATATGTTAGGTCCAGTAGGTGATAAGATTGAGCAGTGGAAATTAAAAGGAGCATTCATCACTTCAGCGAACTTCGGTGATTTGGATTGGAGTAATGCTACTGACCCTACTACAATCGTATTAGAACTTACTTATGATTATGCAATCTTAGAATTCTAAAAAATATTCCTTACGGATGCTACCGAAGGACAACCCTCATCAGAAATGGTGGGGGTTTTTTTGTTTTGAAAATTTGTGATATATATATTTATATACAAAACAATAAGTTATTATTATGGCAGAGCAAAAGTACGATTTCGCAACGGAGGTTATAACACTTCCATCTGAAGGAAAGGGATATCCTGAAACATCCCCATTATCAAAGGGTACAATAGAGATTAAGTATATGACAGCTAGGGAGGAAGAAATCCTTACATCTCAAAACCTAATTAAAAAAGGTATCGTTTTAAACAAACTATTTGAATCAATTGTTGTTGATAAAGATATTGATATAAACGAAATCCTAATAGGAGACAAGAACGCTATTATGTTAGCGACTCGTATTTTAGGGTATGGTCCTTTATATTCAATTGAAGTTACCAATGATAATGGAGAAAAGGAAAAAATAGATGTAGATTTATCAAAAGTTCAAACAAAGGATATTGATTTAACTAAATTAAGAAGAGATAACCGATATCCATATACTACTACATCTGGGAATAATTTAGTATTCAAATTATTATCACATGGTGATGAGCAAAAGATTGAAGAGGATATCAAAGCATTAGCTAAATTTAATAAAGGAGGAATAAGTTCAGAGTTAACTACTAGATATCGTTATATGATTCAGGAAGTAGATGGTAAAACTGATAGTAAATCAATTATCGATTTTATTAATAACAAATTTTTAGCTAGAGATACTAGAGCATTTAGAGAATACATTAAGAGTGTTTCTCCGGATGTAAAAATGGAATTTGAATATGAAAATCCTGAAACAGGAGAAAAGGAGGTACGCTCGATTCCAATGGGCGTAGGCTTTTTTTGGCCTTCCGAGTAATTATTCAGTAATTTTACACAGTCAGATATTTGATTTATGTTATTATGGTAATGGGTTTATATATTCCGATGTATATCAGATGCCGGTTCATATAAGAAATTTTTATTATAACAAATTAATACAATCGAAAAAAACAGAAAAAGAAGCAACCGCAAAG